CTGTACTAATGTCGGTCATTTGAGTCTTAGCCGCACACATCCCACACCCAACATCCATGCCGACAGCATAAGGAATGATGACTCCTTTAGTTGCCATAACCCCACCAATGGGCATCCCGTAACCTTTGTGAGCATCAGGCATTAAGGCGATGTGCCTAAATGCGAATGGGAGTTTGGCCAAATTTCTGGCTTGATCTAATGCAACATCCTCGATATCGTCAAGCCACATCTTGATGGGTAGATCATTATTCGTTTTATCAAAATCAACTTTCACTTTTATTGCAGCCCCTTAACCCTTCGCCAGTATTCCATACGATGAAGCAATCATCATCTATGTAAAATATTGTTTTGTACTTCTGTTTTATAACTTTAGTTGCCTCTTCTGGCACAATTGGTAATTCTTCTATTCCTTCTTGTAAACCAGCTTTAATCCGTGCATTGTCAGCAGCGCTACCAAAAACTGGAATTGCTACCGCTATAAGTATTCCTAAGATTAAAACAATAATCATCATTTCTATAAGGCTTATCTTCCCCATCAGTAATCTCCTTCTTGGCATTGGAGACAAACTAAATCATTGCGTCTCCACATTTCTACTACTCGTTTTCTATCTTCGACAACAAACTCCACAATATATTTACCCGCAATATGCTCCTCGTAAACCTTTTCTTTTAATTTACAATCCGACATATTTTCACCATCTGGTCGCATGTGGAGTTCGTCGTAAACTATACCGTTCCTTTCTAGCCAATCTTCCGTCAACTGGCGAACTTTTTCTGTTCTGCCTGTGATCAACAATATAACATGTCCTGCTATTGTATAAAATTCTATCATATTTGCTGCCCAAACATTCAATTTGTCATTTATACATCCATCTTCGAAATTATGCCATTCGACACTATTTCGTGCTGTTAATAAGTGAATACGATGGTCGATGTTGCACAGTGTTCCATCTAGGTCTACGATTATCGCGTTTCTCATTTAGCGGCCTCCCTCTTCTTGTATACGAGATAGTGTTTGAGGGCAGATCTGTAATGCTTATTCTTAACCCACAAATCTTTAACCTTCAAAAAATCATCACTAATGATTTTCATTTCTCCAGCTTTTTGCAACACATACAGAATTTCTTCACGATCACAAATATATTTCATGACACCCAAATTCTCGGCGGTCAGGTACGGCTTGTACATTGTACCAGCATTAGGATAGGCAACAAAATCTTCAATCACGCAGATCATACCTGCCTTTTCTGCGTAATGTTCATTTGCTGAGATCACAGCTTCTTCCCATTCTAGAAGGGTGCCTTCACCATATCTTTGAATATTTCCATCCGACCCAGCGACTAACCAATTCTGCGTAATGTCGCCTGGGTCTGTACTAAATACTGCTTGCTTCATTCTTCCCCACCTCGATTACTTCAACCCCCGGAATTTCTGATTTTATAAGATGAATTATCTCAAAGGTGTCCTTATCGACACCCCTCAATAATTCTATTTCTTCTCGAGAATATATCTTTGTCTTTTCAAACCAATTTTCTTGACCATATCGGGAGATTACAATCTCATCATCTAACATAGGCGAATACACTTGAACATACTTAACTTCATCCTTAACAATTTGACGCCACGCCTCTTCTAATTGCGCTTTCCCTAGCTTGCTGATGTCGTTTCCTTGAACGGCATACCGTTTTTCAAGCCGATCTAGCATTCCTTGAGCTATCTCTTGCTCGTCAGCATCTTCAGTACGCTTAATACCTTTTCTCGCATGAATAATTTGTTTTTCTAGCGTAGTAAATATCATAACTTTATATTCTATGCCCCTAACCTTTTAACCAATGCTTCTTTTGCATCCTCATTAATATCCCGCTCCCAGATCCTAACAACTTCATAACCAAGCGCCCTCATGAAAACATCTCTCTCTGCGTCGCTTTCTTTCCTGCCAGGTAGATTATGCCAGTAGTCACCGTCGCATTCGATGACTAGGTTTGCGCAGGGGATAAAGATGTCAGCCTCATACCCGCCAATGCGATAACTAGGAATATAAGCAACCCCCCAACTATCTAGGGCTGCGCGGATGGCGAGCTCTATGCTGGTGTCTTTATATTTTTGACCACTTCGAAATTTGCGCCAACTTTCATCCGACATGTTAGCCCATTGAGCTTTTGTTGCTTTACTGCGCATCTCGCTAAATGTTTGCATTTCTTCATCGGTCATGTTCATCCAACGAGCTTTTTGAGATTTACTCATTCTTTCTTTGGTTTCATCAGAATGACATTTTCCCAACATTGAGTGATCGTTGCTTTCAAGATATTCTTTTATGGCTTCACTCATCTTTCGTTTTGCTTCTTCAGTATGTTTGATAAAGCCTATCTTCTCTTTGTTCCAGGCAACCCTCCCCCTGGCTGCTTCACTAATTTTTTTGCCTAGCCTCTTTTGTGTGTGTTTTGCCCCTCATTGGAGATATTTGTCCTATGTGAGACTCACTCGCTTTGAGTCTTTCTTCAGATTTTGCCCATCTTTTAGCAGATGCTTCCCTCATTTTCAGTTTAGTCTCTTCAGTGTGCTTTTTCCCTCGCCAGTGAGGTTTCTTACTCACAGTTGAATATCCCATGCTTCTAACTCCTTAACCAAGCCATCAAATTCCTCAGGCTTGTTCTTAGCTAGCCACTCCAGCCAAAGCAATCCATAATTTACCATGTCCATTATGGTGGTAGCCTTAGGCTCATCACCTACGTTCTCAATGACTGGATTACCGTCAACGCCAGATAGCATAATGGTTTCCAGGCGATCGTATTTGCGCGTCACGTTTGCCATCAGACCAAGGAGCTCGCCATGTTTTGCATAACTATCTCTGTAAACAATATTCTTCTTTGCGCACAACTCAATCATCGCTTTTGACAACCGAGTAAGGTTCGCTGTTAATTCTTCTGCTCTCGGTTGATCTCCTTCTGGCCTAAACTGTATCACTTCGTCCTCCTTGTAGCTGTCTTTAATAAGATGATCCATATATTTATCTGACATTCCTCCGCTCATATTAGCGGGGAACCATCATCATGCATTGCGTATGTGGCGAGCGTAATAGGCAAATGCTCAATCTCCAATTCATCTACGACATTTCCTTGCTCCCAACCCTTTCTCATTAAATCGGTGTACAAATAGCGCATTACTTCTACTTTCCAATCGCAAAGCCTCATATCCCTAACGACCTTAATCGCATTCAAAGGATTATTGCCTTGGAGTAGTGTCCAAACTTCTAGCGCCTGTTTGGTGAGGTTCAGATATTCATTCGTATTCCTATGACGAGGAACTGGTTTATCCCTCAAGATTATCTTAGAAACATAATCATAAGTTGCTCGCACATCATCATTAAATTCTTTCATATTTCCAGGATTAATCGGCAACGGATCTACGCTCTTGTAGATATCGTATTTTCCCCACACGTGATGATTGTTAGCTGCTGCTCTGACCTTGCTATTTGGTTGATTGTATGCTTTGTAATATGGATTACTCGCATAAACGTGCATGCTATCACTATATTGAATGTATTTTCCTATCTCAACGCCTAAATAACCCGCTAGAACTTCCTGAATCACGCTGAACTGAACGATATTCGTAGAACAATAACCCCAAACAAAGTCATTAGAGCGATTGAAGACCGACATATTTAGCCTGCCATCTCTAATCTTAAAGGCGATGGCAATATTGCATGGTGTATCCTTGGTTTTGATTTTCGTATTATCTTTAAGGGGATTCCAAATTGTAATGACCGCTTGCCGGCTGTTCGGGTCAGCCTTTAGCCGCTTAACGCATTGTTCCATCTGGTCTAAAACCCCTTGATGTCGGAATATCCGAAAACCATAAGCTCCGTGAAATTGTTTTCCGGTTGAGCCGTCACTAAATCTCATAATATCATGATCTAAAAAGTCATTCAGTCTGGGATTAAAGAAAGTAATGAACTCAGCTTTTTGTTCTCCTGCCAATAGCCAAAGTGATTCAGCTAAAAGGAAGAAAGGATTCAAACGCCTATAAGGTATGGTCAACACTCTCTTTTGGGGTTCCTCTAACACGCTGATCATAGGTTGTACTTCAAACGTCTTTTCTCCCTTTACTGTTATTTCTACCCCTCGGCATATGTTTTCAAACCCCCTTACGAATAATTCATTTGGATATCTTGCAACCATTTGTTCCACAACCGGCTCCCGATAAAACCCTTCTTTAGACATTCTTGCTCCCTTCATAAATTGACCTTATTGATTCTTCAATAATCTTGTTACATTCTTCCGTCGACATATTTGTTAGAACACCAGCAGCCCTTGTCATATGATCAGGCAATTCGCTGGTCCCTCTTTCATACCATTGTAACACGAGACCCAACTGTTCTTCAACCGTTTTGACTACATTTACACCAGTGGCTTCAAGGCTATATCTTCGCCAAGTTGGGTGAACGCACTTCTCGCCATTAGCCACCACACAACCGGCCGACCGGCAACTGCGACAGTTTCCTTGAGAAATAAGATAAGATTTTGCCGTAACATTTTCGACATATTTTGCCGTCAGCTTATTCATGATGTTAGCCGTCAATCGTTCAAGGCTAGATAGCCTGTGGAAGATAGCCATTTTATCAAACTTCTTGATAGTATCATAAGTAGATTGCAAAGATATAATGTGGAACAACGGATAGTTCTTAGCTAACTTCTCGAAGTCAGGGGCACACCAAGCGCAGCCTCCATTCTTCTCGTGATTGCTACACCCGATACAATAATCTGCTTTGTTCCCCTCCAGAAGAACAACCTGTTTAGGCGCAACAACGACATGGTTGACGTCCATCGGGTATTTGCTGCCACTTCCTGTGACGTGGATAATCTCAATAGTGCTCATCAATAATCCTCTCTACCCGTGGATTTACTAGTAGGGTTTTCAATCTTTTTCATCCCAAATATGCAACCTACGTCATTAACTTTTTTGTAATATAGTGTCCCTTGATACGGTCTGTGTTCTTGAGTTGGCAATAAATGGCAACCAACGTTGTTATCCTCAGAACTTTCTGCCATAAAATATTTGCATTCTCCGCAAGTATCGGGCTGCTTGCCTTGTAACCTCCTAAGGATTTGCCACAATTCTGGAATCGTCATCAATAATCCTCTCCTTTCACATTACACCTCGCAATATTTTAATAAATTCCGCTGTCTTTTCGTAGCCATTAGTTGTCTGTCTGATCAACCCATTAAGCAACATAAACCGCGCCCACCCCTCACAAACTTGTTTATCTTCATCTAGCCAGATCGTCATATCTTTTATTCTAACATGTCGAGTATTATAAAACAATTCTCGCAATGTTTCTTTGTCGGCAAGGAACTCTTTGATTTTAGTCAATCGTTCTTCAACTTTTCGCTTATTGGCTAATTTCGTATCACTGTAATGCGAATAGCCTAAACTTCCCTTGTTGTAGATCTCATACAGGAATTCTATTACTTTGTCAACATGGGCAGCTTTGACTATAATCTTTTCACCAGTTTCGTCTGCACTAAATAACCTAGCTGCCATAGAAACCGACAATCTAGCTATTTTGATCCTTTGGTCAGCCCCTTCAACTAAGGGAATCATAGAACTGAAGTTTTTACCCATCAATTTCGCATGCCCCAATATAGCCTTGATTGCTTTTGGCTCAAAAACAATCTGCTCTGTTTTTCGGCTCCAGGTCCAAAGCACCAACTTATTGCAAAGGTCGGCCGTGTATATATGTTCTTTCTTGTCATGTTCGCCTTGATTAATAACATCCGGGTCTACTTCTTCGGTGGCGCAGCTTATAGCAAAATCAAACCGGCTGATGTCTTCAGGTTTGCCGATGATCCCGCTGATAGCCTCAACGCCAAAAGAATACTCGCTTAGTGGCCGAGCATCTCTAGGGTTGCTAATCCAAATCAACCTAGTTCTAGCATGAGTTTTAGCTGTTTGAACCTTGGTAATCTCCGCAACACCACTACTCCTGATGCCTGACATCTCACTTATCTTCTCTTGACTCAAGCCAGTAACTTCATCGATGGCCACGAGCCTACGATCGTTCAACGGAATCTTACCCCAGGAGATAAGCCAACCATTGCTGGTTTGTATCATGCCCCCAGTAAGCCCCGCCTTGCTGGAACTTTCTCCTGTGACGAGTTCTCCTACTCGATAATGCCCCATCAGGGATTGAACAGCTTCTGTCTTTCCGGTACGGGTATCGCCTAATAGCATACATTCGCACCAGCCCCTCTTGAGCCGTTTGCCCTGAAAGTCAAACCCTAGTGCTGAATGTATGACTAGATCAATAGCCATCAATAGATCATTGCGACCATAGATTTGAGTAACATTATCCGTAAGGTCATCGTGAATTTCTTTTAACTTTTTGGCAATGGATTCATCATTAGCGGCACACTGAAAAACCTCTAGCTCTTTCTTAATTTCTGGAGTCAATTCGAATGCCATCACACTATCTTGCGCTAGATCGGCCTTTTCTATTAAGATGGTAGAAAGTTGCGTCTTTGGTTCAACAGTTGCCAAAGCTATGAGGGTATATGACTGATTGGCTATGAGACCATGACCCACATAATAACCCATCGCCCTAACATAATTTTGTTCTGTTTCTCCAGCATCTATTTCAGGAATAAGGTGCACCATTTCAATATTCATGTATGCATCTGCTTCTCTGTCAGCATTGCCGCAGCCTTTTAGGACGGCTGCTTTTTTTCGGATAACATCCCACATTCTGTCTTTAGGGGTGTTGATCATTTCTAAAACAACAGGATCTTGAGCATTAAATTCTTGAATTTTTTCGCCATCATCCCTAAGGCTACACATCATACACTTCTTATCGCCTGGTCGGTCGCACCAATATTTAACCTTTGCCGGAATCTTAAAAGCAGCTTCACCTTTGCCAGCAACAATTACATTGATTGTTAGCATTTTCCCTTCGTACTCATCTCTTTCAGCGACACTTAAATGCACGTCATAAGGGAAATCCTTCTCTTTCTCTTTCTCAGTCTGCTTGTAATCAGGCGAACGGGCCATCAATCCCTTAAAATCCTTCTTACCTTGACCATTGCCGTGAAAGTAATCGGTGATGTCCGAACCTTTTTCTTCTAAAGGTAGCAAGACTATCTTAGTTGCATCAGCGATTCGGAATAAGTTTTGAGCGACCTTCCGAGCACCAGAAGCGCCTGGTGCATCAACATCGTAACAGATATAGACCGATTTCCCCTTGAAGAGAGGATTCCATTCTTCTTTCCAAGTGCCAGCTCCGCCTGTAACTGTAATTGCGTCAAAACCTAATTGATTGGCGATGATAGCGTCCATTTCGCCTTCGCATATCAAAATAGTATCAGCCCCTAAGGAAGTTATCGGGAAGAGCCTAGCGGAGCCCTGACCCCTTTTGAAGGACATCATCTTAGGTTCTTTGCCGGTAGCCCCAGGCTTATACCTCCTTACATTTACAATGCGCCCTTCTTTATCCTTAATTGGGATAGTGATGCGTTCAAAATCCCAACCTAGCTGAAACTTCTTCAAGGTTTCTTCAGATATTCCTCTTTTAGTTTCAAGCCATTTCTTCTTTTTACCTGATTTCATCAAGGTCTCATGCCAAGCTTCAACCTGTTTTGCTAATTCTTGATATTCTTTCTCTGGCCTAATGTTGACTTTTATTGGTTGCTTTTTCTGCGATATTTCTTCGTCGACCCACTCACCTGTTTCTTTCTCAACAGCTTTTTTGGCAGTTGGGAAATTACAATTATGTTTCTTACGATAAAAGGTATAGGCATCTCCGGCCTCGCCACACGTAAAGCAATTGTACATCCCGGTCGTCATATTGATAGACATTGAGGGATTCTTGTCTTTACCGTGAAAGGGACAAGAAACCTGAACTTCCCCATCTTTGTTCTTTAATCTATCGAAATACTGCTTATAAAATGAAAAATATTTGCTCATCTAATTCCTTGTTACTTTTCGGGTCACTTTAGTCCTCTCCTCTTAAGAGAGTTTAATAAAATATTAAATTAATAATAAGTAATAAAAAAAAGATATCTATGTAGATATCATTAAGTTTGAGTTCTTAGAAGTAATGAAGTGACAAGCCGCAAAAGTGAACCCCGGTAAGTGAAAGGTTTTAGAAAGGAACACTACAGGAAAGACAGAAGGTTTACCGGGGTTCACTTTTGCGGCTTGAAGAGTTTTTATCTTGAGATCCTTTCACCATTTTTGTCTATCTTGTCTTCCCTTCAATGTAATCATAACGCTAAATTATGTCAAGCGGGGAAAATGTTTTAGAAAGTTTTTGAAACACCCCTCGCTTGCAAAATATGCTTAGATGAATGCCCTGGTCAGTTTTTCGCTAAACACCGCTTAGTTGTTATCTTTAAGCATATGCCTATTATCCTTAAATCCCAAAAACTACTATCGTAATAACAAGGATCCCCTGTTCGTGGAAGCGAAAAAAAAATTATTGACCCCCATGTTGCCAATAAGATTTTTCGAAAAATGTTTTTCACTTTTCTTTTATGGGGTAACCTCTCCTGATAATTTTTTTTCTACTAATGCGCCGGTCAGGAAGCTAGCTAATTTTTACTCTGCTAGCTTGCGTTTTTAGAATGCCCTGGTCAGAGAGTCGGGCTAAACATACCACTTTTTTCCACCATGCGCACAGCGAATTCTGGGTGCTTACTGGATTCATAAAATGCCCTCGTATAAGGATCGCCATTTTCAAAAGTCCGATTTTGATGCTTACGGAATTATGCTTAGTGTTTTTAGAACACTGCTCGCTTGTTTATTTTGGCACGAAAAAGACCGAACAATCCTAAAAATTGCCCGGCCAATTCCAATTCAAAAAGTTAGAATGGGATGTCGTCAGTGATGGCAGATGCAGCAAACTTTTTATCGCTTGCTTTGGTGGCCGCAATGACATTTCTGGTGTTGCCTTGGTAGGTATCTTCTTTGAATGTCGCCACAAAATTAAGCCCCACAAGTGACTCTTCTTCAAAGTCCCAATTCTCAGTAGCCTCAGGCACATCGATACCCATGCCTCTGATAATGGGAAGCGTCCGCCAAAGAGCATTCTCTGAGAACGGCAGCCAATCACTAACTTTTGTGTCTTTGTGATCACCTTCTAAGACCACCATATGAACCCCGATGCGAACATTACCATTTTCCTCGTTTACTTTTTGAGTGACTTTCTCGACCCTGACTTCATAATTTCCGTCAGCAAGAGTAGCTCCACCCTCTTTTTTCGTGTTAACTGTTACCATTTTTCTTTACTGCTCCTTCCAAATATTCAAATATCTTCGGCATTGTCGGGTCTTCCATGGTATCAGGAAGCTTGCCCGACCTATCCCCAGCCGCTATATGCGGAATGCTGGTAAACAGGATTTTAGTTTTTACTCCTTCGTCGGTTTGTTGTTTGTACAATCGACCGCAGACGTCAATGTAGCCTATAACAGTTTCTGGTAGAGATTTCCCCACAATAGCTGGCACTAGCTTACTACCTACGTCTTCGTCTTGTTGGAGTTTTTCCCAAGTAACAAAGATAACATGCATAGGTAAATCACGAAAACCTTTTATTATCCTCACCAATAAATCCATCGTACGTCCGTAGTCGCTTTGACCAGGAGAATCACCATAAGGCCTCTTCACACCGCTAAACTCGTGAATCGTATGCCTCATAATTTTGCTCTCTAAATCGTTAAGATTGTCAATTATGATGGCCTCATATCCTAATTCTCCCTTTGCTAATTCTTCATACAACTGCAACAATTGAGGATATCCTTCTATCCGAATCCCATCTAAATGAGGGATATCTCTATCAATCGACTTTGTCCCACTTTCGGTATCAATCAGAAGAGTTCGATACTTTTCCCCCATAGTTGAAGCTAGTCGGGTCTTTCCAACTTTAGGCTCACCATAGATAATCATGCTGTAGGTCTCTTCTTCTTGAATCTCGGCTATCGGTTTAATCAGTTCTTCAATTCCCATTTTTCACCTTCTCTCAATTGCAATCAACCATTCTTTTTACTTTTTGCTATCTGCTTCGTCTCGGCCTGCATCATAACCATCTGCATATGCCTGAGAACCATACCCAGAATGATTGCTATCTTGATGGCCGTGAAGACCATCTTCTCGACCATTGTGGTAAGCGTCTGAATGACCTTGCCAGTTATCACATTTATCGCTTCTATCTCCCATTTTT